GGGAAACGGCAGTCAGAAATTACCACATCGTCTGTGGTCGTACGCAGTTTGTTTTCCAAGCTGGCGATCCAGGTATCATCATGGAAACTCCTGCGTACCACTTCTGTTCCCCAGTATTGTAGTACCCAACGTGGAGTCAGATCTGGCATGCCCAGGCGGGTAGCCCACCATGGATCGATTTGTTCACGCCACTCTCTGCTGTGGCGGGTGCGCCCTTCCAGCAGTTCACGGTCCCAGCCAAACACAGCACTTACAGCGTCTTTGAGTGTGTTGGCGAAACTTTCTCGGCGAAACTGATGTATGTTTACCAAATAGTCTGCCGTGGTGTCTTTGCCGGCTCCGATAAGTCCGCATACTCCAATGATCATCTGATTTCCTTTACGTTTAAGTGTCGCAGTGTGGCTTGTAGCATGTCAATCTGTCTACGGCAATCTTCCAGGGCATGATGGCTGGTTGGAGGCTTGGGCAAGCCAGGCCATAAGCTGTAAATGGTACGGGCATCGCGCACATTGTAAAATTGCCAGGGCAGGGCTTTACCATAGCTTTTGTAGGCATGCTCAAGTATGTTCATGTCGTAAGTGGGCCCATTTGCCCAGATAAACTTGTGTTGCCAGGCCAATTTGTATAAACTGTCCAAGGCTTGATCCAAGGGCACACGACCTTCTTCCATGAATGCTTCGGCTTGTGCTTCTTTCTGGGTGGACCACCAATCCAGAGTATCTTGTTGTATGGTACGATTTTCTTGACTTTCGAGAGTGATGCGAGCATAGTATTGACGATCATAGTAACCCGAGCCAAATGGATCAAAGCTCTGTGCGGCTATGGTCAAGATAGTGGCGTCTGGACCGGTGCCTAAACCTTCTATGTCAATCATTAATGAAGTGCTCATGCTAACAGTATAGCATGAATTTTGGAAAAAATCTACTTGGCGTTAGCCAATAACCCAGGTAAGCGGTTGACTACCGTCCACATAGTTCTTTAAATCTTCGATCAATTTGTCCATTGCGGTCTGTGCTTCGCCTTTCATGGCGGCGCCGTTTAGGGTTCCTCCGCTTTGTGGACCGGCAATGGTACCAAATTTTTCTCTTGCTTCGCCAATGATCATTTTACAATTGGCCACCATGTAATCTCTGATCCATTGTTGGATTTGAAAATCCATCAACAAGTTGAATTCGGGTTTTAAATTATAAGTCCAAAGCAGCACATTTTCACCGGTGCCTTTGGGATCACGGATCAGCTGTAGTTTTTTGGTCACAGGATTCCAAGTGTAGTTCATGTAAGCACCAAACATACGTCCGGCCAATTCCACATATTGGCTGTAAAAATCATAAGTGGCCAGGCCGCCGGCCACGTTGAAATTCATCAAGTAAACATTCAAACTTGCTTGGCTAAATGGATCAAAGTTACTGGCGAACGGCCCAGTTGAATCACCAAAGGTCCTACGGAAGATCTGCCGCACAGTTATGACTTCTTGTGGCAGATCGTAGATGTTTACGTTGGCCACTAGTTCCATAAAAGTATAACTTTCTTCATAGGCATTCTGTGCCCGTTGACGATATACTCCTAGGGTACGTTGATAAGCGGCTTCATAGTGTTCAGCATCAAGTTCAATATCAATGATCTGATCGCCCAACTGTAATCGTACATAATCAAACAGATTTTGTTTGAGTGTTTCTACAGTGCTTTGGGCTTGTTGACTTTGTGGCATAGGGACTCCGTGTTCCCTGTATTTACCAGCTCCGGAGTATGATCAGATTCTCGTTGCCGCGTCCGTTAAACTTGACTTCTGTAGAGTTGATGTCCTTAAACACCCGGCGGGCCCCGGGTTTGCCACTGCTTAGTAGTTCTTTTAATTGCTCTGCGGGCCGGCGCAGAGTTTTTTGTACAGTTTGCATGGTATCAAAACCCACAACAGCCGAGCCTTTGACCGTGAATGATCCAGCATGACTGTCAGCAACCACGTGTATGAGTCGGCGTTTTTTGGTATCGTATAGCCAGGCTTCCGAAGCATTGACCAACTGTGCTGGTGCTATGCTGGTTAATTTAAGTTCAGGAAATTCTCGGAGATACTTGAATTTGGCCGATAATTTTTCTGGACTCACTGCTTTCTTAGCTCTGGGTTTGCGTTCTACTTTTTTGATTTGCACATAGTTGCCACAGTCGGCAATTACCTGTTCACAGAACTTGATGCACTGCTTGATTTGATTTCGATTCAAGTGGCTGTAGCCTTCTACCAAATCACCATCCACACCTTCGAGCACCGCTTCAAATTCTGCCAATTTATGCCGCCATATATCGGCGATCATGCCCACCATGTTGGGGCTGATGTTCATGCCACGGATCTGTGCTATGGGTTTCCAGTCTGCGGTCATGCGGGCACCCTGGGTGACAAAATTATCAAACATGCCTTCCAGCTCACCAGCACATTCCGATACCTTTTCACGCAGGTGATCTTGTATGGTGAGTTTTACCTGCTCTGTTTCTGCGTCTGTGGTTGTCTTTTTAATTTCTTGTTTGATTTTCAACATTTCCACAATTTGGTTATCTACCAGGCACTGTTCATGCTCTTTTAATTCCAGGCCCATGAGATTCATACGACATACCCAGGCCGGCGTCAATCGTATCTGGCTGTCCGGAATACCACGTAGAGTTTTGGCATCGCGTTCTCGGCCGTTGTGTTGTAGCCACTGTGCCATCATGTCCTTGGCGTCGCGTTTGCCATAATGATAGTTGTACCAGGCAAAACCTTTGGCCAAACTTGATGTCCTGTTTTCTTCTGTGGGCTGGAATTTCCAAGTGGGTTCGTGCCCGATGTATTTGGTTTCGGCGCCTTTGGGGTTCAAAGGTTTGATCACAGCAGATTTCACAGCGTTCATAGGTTCTCCAGGTTATTTTGTAATTATAGCAGAGTGCTGATTTTGGGTCAACCGCCCATGAGCATGGCAAATGTCAGGTGTTGTTCTAAATTACCTATGAGATCCTGGGCTTTTTTGACCAGTTCTTGATAGCGAGCAGTTTCCCTGTGTAATCTGCGACATTCCACACTTTCTTGATCCACTGTTACCAGTGCTGAATCTATGGTTTTGAGCATTTTCATCAGATCTCTGCGAGCCACTTTGTTTTTGATCTGTGGAATTTGGCGCTCAATTTGGTCTAAACGGGCTAACAGTTGATCCATACTGTAATTATAAGACGTTTTGACTTTGCTGTCAAACTTACCGCTAAATAATAGACTATGCCAAGATTAAGTATGTGGCGTCCAAACAGGACGAACGATTATCAATTTTTAGACCGTACCATTTCGGAAATGTACACAGTGGGCGGCCTTGACATTTATGTACACAAATACCTGGGTCCCATAGTCGATCCCGAGCAGGCCAACAATCCCGGCGATGCTACACTGCCCACATACGACTCTACTAATCCCTTGTTTATCGAAGACCTGTTGCTGTTGGAAAATCGCGACCGTGCCTATGATCCCGACGTGTTTGTCATGCGTGGTGTTTATCGTACACAGGACATAGACTTTGATCTCACCCAATTTGGTCTGTTCCTAAACGGTGATACACTATTTTTAACGTTCCATTACAATGACATGATCGATACTTTTGGGCGCAAGCTCATGAGTGGTGATGTGATCGAAGTTCCAAATTTAAAAGATTATCATCCGTTGGATCGATCTATTCCCCGGGCCTTGCCTAGATACTATGTGATACAAGATGGCAACTATGCGTCAGAAGGATTTAGCGTCACTTGGTTACCACACCTGTGGCGAGTCAAAGCCACTCCAATGGTCAATGCCCAAGAGTTCCAGCAAATTATTGATCAGCCGTTTATGCCGGAAAATATCTGGGATCCGGGCAATTATTATCCCACCAACGAAACGGTCAACAATGGTGGAACATATTATCAGGCCCTACAAAATGTACCGCCGGGCACTGCCATAACAGACACCAACTACTGGAGACCAATTGCGAACCCTGCTACCGTAGGTGACCGTATGAGCACTCGGCCCAAAGATTTGGAAATCAATGATGCCATCCTGGCCCAGGCCTATGCTGATGTTCCGCT